GTCTCTATGACGTACATAAAATCCTTCGTCTGAGAGAGGTATATCTACCTTACCAAGTAGGGTCCTTAGCTGTTTAGGCTGAGTCCCCATACCGTAATCGTAGAGTTTGTCGTAACTTTTGAGATAAATCTCTTCTGCACGACCATATACCTGGAGGAACGGAACTGATTCGATTAAATCGAAGCAATCTGCTCCACCGTCTCTAAGAGAGGTGATACAAATAACCATTTCGGTAGCAAGGTCACCCAAGCTACCTTTAGTTTTTGGATCAATAATCCTATTTCTCGATTGCAGGTACAGCTCTTGAATAGTTTTAACCGTTAACCATTGGTAAAATAATACCTTGTTAACAGGTTTAGACCATTTAAAAGTTGCACCAGGAACGATGGATCTTACGTAAGTCACTACGGACTTACCTATTGATCCTTTCCCTTGCAATGTTAATAATAGGTTTATTACTAAATTAATGGTCGGTTTGAAAGACCTAAATCTAGGTCTAGACCAACCGAAAACATTAATAAAGTAACTCTCTAAGACAGACATCAAATCTGGACCCCACTGTTTATATGATAGCTCATGAAAGATGATACCGATACTAGTAATAGTCTCGTATCTTCTCTCATAGAGTGCAGATAAAGGGAAGGGTGAAACATTCTTTCCATGGAGTCGAATTTGCTTGGCAAATTCGAAACCATTCGGAGAAGAATGTGACTTGGAATGTTGAATTTCAACACCCCAATCAGAAAGGAGTCTCTTATATTCATTAGCGAGACGATCGTTAGCAATAACGATATCGTCACCCAATAACATATAACGAGACCTTTTCCATTTAAGGTTACAATGTTTACATGATAACCATAAAAGGAAATGGTGTGATAATGCAGTAGAATTGAACGATGAATAGATACCCATAGGAGTACCAGTGTTATAAATAACTTTATAACCCTTGTAATCAAATGGGGTACCTACCATTAGTTCTTTCCAAGCATCAGCATACTCCTCTCCAAACCAAATATATAATATTCGATGATTAATCACGATAGGAAATCTATCAGTAAAGGCCTTAAGGTCAATACTGTGAAATTCACTACCAATTGATTTATCGATAGAGTAGAATAATTTAGTTTGGTCTGATGTACAGTCTTGGTGAATACCATTGAGGATACTAAAGAGAAAATTATGCAAAGGTAGCAAAGCCGCCTGAGTATAATAATCTCCAATAGCAACTTCTCTGGTTTTTCCTTCTTTATCATTAATCTTAGCCAATCTCCGAGAAACTGGATCCCTAGTGATAGGGTTACGGTTATCGAAGAAAATCGGAATAGATTTATATAAAGAAGAAAACTTAGCCATTAGGTCCCTTAAAT